ACATGGTTTACGCTCGCTTTTCGGGGAATGCCAGACGCAACGCGGCCCTGTCTGATTCAGTCGGCGGCGGGGCCTGTCGCTTCACTCGCGGCTTGCCCGCGTGCGGCATGATGTCTTCGGGTGAAATCATGTCTCTGACGTTCGTTTGGTTCACGTTGTGGATCTTCGCGTAGAGCGTAGCTGTCCGTGCCCACTCCGATTGCTGCCGGCTGTGAGCCATCCTGAGCAACGAGCGAAGTGTCAAGCCGCTGGGGTCGATGCCGACGATGCCGGCGAGGTCGTCGATGCAGTTCCAAATATCGAACTTCTCATCTCGGCCAGCTTCTTCTCGACCGATTGATCCAGCGGCCCGCCGTCCTGGATCATTTCCTCCGCCGCGTCGAGTAGCCGCTGGTCGACCGTCAGCTTCTTTTCCATCACCCGGCGAAGCGTTGTCCTCTTCGCCGGGCGGGAAAAATTTATCAATTCCTCGACCAGTACGGCCGCAACCTTCTCGACCACGTCGCCGTCGAAGCCGGCCGCAAACTGCTCTTCAGTCAACTCCCGTTCGTCGATCTGCGGCTTGCACAAGGCGTACAACGCCGAGCCCAACAGGAACGGATCGTCGCCGAGTTCGGCCAGTCGTTGCGGGTCGGTCAGATCGACGCTGGCCAGGTCTTTAACCCGCCGCAAGCTGCCGATCGTGGCGGCCACGTCCCACGAGCGGCCCTCGGTATCATTAAACGTCTTCACTTCGTTGCCTCCGAAGTTGTGAATTGTGAAAAGACCGCTGTTTTCTGGAGCACACGGCACAGCGGCCCAAGCCGTGCGGAGGCCAGGGTTAGACCTGAGACTCGAACAGTGCACCCATCTTGATCGTCGAGGTGTTCGACGAATCGCCGTTTGAAATCACCACGGTATCGACCGCGTTGCCGGTCAAGGGATTCGTGACGCCCTGGTCGGCCACCCATCGCCACGGCTCCGAAGCGATCAACTCGGAAGCAGCCAACACGGCGGACCCTGAGTCGATGAAGCGGATGTGCCCACGGCGGGTTGCCATCGCGCAAATCAGTTGCAAGAGGTCGCCGTCGAAGTCGACGTTCTGGGTCGTTTCGACTTGGGCTGTGATGGCGGTTTCGTCTGCTGGCAGCACGTCGCCGGCCCCGGTCGTGAACGGAACGGAGTTGCTCGATACCGTGCCGATCGTGCAGCCGTAGGTCACGCTGGTGGCGCTGTAGATCGTGATGATTTGCCCGTCGGTGAACCCGTGGCCCGCAGCCATCGTGAGCGTGCCGGCGGTGTCGCTGGTGCGAGTGGTCAATGCCCCGACCTTCGCGACGGCGAGATCATCCGAGAATCCAATCTGTGCGGATGCACTTCGCGTGGTCAGTCCCTGCATGGACAGGCCCGCGATGGAATCGTTGCTGGTAACAGTTGCTGTTACGGTCATGCTATGTCTCTCCTATCGTTGGATGTGCGGTTGTGAATCAATGCCAAGACGGCTCGCGTTGCTCGTTGTTCGGCTTGGCCGTGACGCTGTAGGAAATGATTTCCGTCAGTGACTCGTTGCGCGAGAGGCCGGTGATGTTGTAGTCGGCGTCGAGTCCGTCGCCTCCGGCAACGTCTGTCGGGTAGAAGGCGATCTTGCCCTTCGCGAAGTAGGCAGCCTTAACCGCCGCAATCGCCGCGTCGCCCTCTTCATCGAGCATCGTGAACGTCAGGGTTGCTTGGAGCATGGCAACTTTGGTCGGCACCCAGGTTGTCGATGCCCGACTCTTCGCGTCAGCCTCGATGGCCGACGTTTCGAGCGTCACGTCTGTAATGTTCAACGCCGTGGTCGCCGCCGTGCTGCCGGCCGTGCCGTAGAGAAAGACGCCATTGAGTCCGATGCGATAATCACCTGCTGCCATGTTCGTTTCTCCTTGAGAGAGGGAGGTTATTGGTTAGGTTGCTTTGACGGAGTCCTGCCACATCTTGGCGAGCCGGGGACGCACGGCCGCGAGCGCGGGCCGCATGAACGGACGGGCGGGATATGTGACCGAAACGGCCTTGACGACTTTCGCGTAGCGGCGGACGCGAGAATTCGCACGCTGGAGCCACGTCATGCCGCGGGCCCCGCGGACTACGATCATGGGGACCGTGCCGCCGTATTCGTGCAGTGCGTTCAGCCACGGCTTGCGCCACGGGCCGATGACCGCACTCTGCGCGGCGGCGTCGTAGCCGTAGAGGATGTCGTCACGGAGAAATCCGGTGTGCGTGAACGGCGGAGTGCCGGGAGGCGATGTGGGTTGGTCGTTGATTTCCCGGAGCCACTTAGCCTCTGCTTTCCCGCCGACCTTGCCGGGTTGCTTGCGTGCGAGCCCCTTGCGTTTGATGCTTCCCCGTGCCGTCTTGCGGGTGTAGCCGCCGGCTTTGCTGAGATACTGTTTTCCGGCCTTCTCGACGGCCGACATAACAGCCTTGCGGTCGAAAAACATATCCTTCATTTTGAACGTGACCATCAGCTCACCACCTTGTACGTGAAGTGCGAAACGCTGGTGAACTGACGCAACGTGCTGGCGTGCGAGTAGTCGGCTGCATCCCGGCCGGCAGGATCGTTGACGGCAATGCAAATGGCCTTCTTTGATCCGGCGGTAAGCACCTTGCCGAAGAGCAATGCCTCGATGGCTTCGCAGAGCGTGACCAGCGGGTCGGTCACGTCGTCATCGTCCACGTCGCACTTCTGTTGCACGCCGACGTCGATGATGAACTCGCGTTCCGTGGCCGTGCGTGTGACGAGTCGACTTCGCGTGGTGGTCGGAACTACCTTGACATGCAGCGTCGACATATCCTCCAGTTTCACCTGGGGGACGAGCGTGCGAACGGCCGTGAATTCGAGGGCGAACGTGCCCGCGTTCAGGGCCGTAACCACGGCGTCGGCGATGTCGGTAATCAGGGCCACGCTACAATTCCTCAACCAACTTCGTGTGGATTCGCAGGCTCTCTCTGCCCGGTCCGGTGTAACGGAAACAGGGCTCTTTGCCGGGGGCCATCACCTCGTAAACCGAAGTCAGGCCGCCGCGCAGTTCCCAAATGCGGTCGCCGGCTTCCGGCGTGATGGTCCCGGCGGAAAACGCGAGGGCGGCTGTCTCGACCATGTAGTCACGGGATTCCCACGACTGTTGGCCGAACTGGTCGGACACCTCAAAGACCGTCTTGCCGACAGTGGCGGGAAGCTCGCAGGCTTCCTCGCCACGTCGGTAGACGATTCGCACGGCAACATGCTCGCGCAGTTGCGACCCCAGCCAGGTCTCTGCTTCGCCGAGCATGTTGCGCATAGGGTTTATCCTTCCGCCGTTGCAGGCGGTTTGCTCATGTCGAGAACGATCGACCAGCTTTGCGTCTTCGCGTCCACGAGGATCGTGTCACGCAAACCCTGGTCGGTCAGTGAACGAGACAAGAGGTCCAGCAGCCGCCCGTACTCGCCGAGCAGCCGCTGGGTCTCCATGTACAGCCTTCCGATATGCTCCAGCTCGTTCATCGATCAACCTGCGGAAAGGGTGAGGACGTTACTGTTGGCCCAGACCTGCCCGGCGACAGACGGATCGCTGGCCGGGATGCCAACCAGCTTGAGCGTTCCCGAGGCGTAGCCGATCGTGACGGCCGTAGCCTTGTCGCTGCCGATGCCAACGGCACCGTTAGCACCCGAGCCGTTCTTCGCACCGCCGGTGATCGTGACAGCTCCACCGTTGGCGTTGCCGGCCGACCCGGCACCACCGGTGATGGTCACGGCCCCGCCAGTGCCCGACGATGCCCCACCGGCACCGCCCGTGACAGCCACGGCACCGCCGGCGCCAGTTGCACCACCGACGCCGCCGACGCTCGATACGGCACCGCCGGCCGAACTGCCCTTGCCAGCACCACCCGTGGTCGAGCAAGCACCGCCGGCCCCGTTGGTCGTGCCGTTGCCGGCCCCGCCAACCACGGCGACGGTTCCGGCGTTGCCGCTGGTCGCACCGCCAGTTCCGGCAGTGATCGTCAACGCACCGCCGGCACCGGTTGCGCCGCCGGCACCCGAGACGATGGACGTTGCACCACCGGCACCCGAGCCGGCGCCGGCTCCGCCCGCGAGAGAAGCAGCACCTCCGGCAGCGTTGCCCGAGGCGGGCACGCCACCGTAGACGCTCACGGCCCCGCCGGCCCCAGCAGCGCCGCCGGCCCCACCGCCGACAGCAGCAGCACCACCGGCATAGGCTCCATTGCCTGCACCGCCGATCATGGACACCGCCCCGCCGGCCTCCGTGCTGCCCGCACCGCCGGTAACGCTGCAAGCACCACCTGCGCCCGTGTCGCCGGCACCGCCGACAACCACAACGGTTCCACCGGCTCCCGACGATCCAGGCTCGCCGCCGATGGTCAGTGCGGCATCGCTGCCCGTGATGTCGTCGGCCGTCATGCTTCCGCCGACGGTGGCGATGTTGACCATGCCACGGTTGCGAATCACGCGGACGTAGTAGTCCGCAGCCGCCGTGGCCGTGGTGCCGTTGGGCTGCAACGGAGCCGCCGTGCCAATGATGGTGTTGCCCGTGGCCGTGGCGGTCGCGGCTCCACTGAGGGCCGCGCCACTTACCGGCGTGCCATCGGCGTCCCAGTAGACAACCGTTCCAGCGGGAATGATCTCGGCGGCTTGCGGAACCAAAACGGTTTCGCATTCCACGCCGATCGACACTGTGCCCAGCGGGTTGACGCTGTAGTCGATGTCGGACGCCACCGGGAACGGATCGCTCCCGATAACGACGGCTTCGCCAGACACCTTGTCGGCGGTTGCCAGGTAGTCGGCAGTGTCGCCGAATTTCTCTTTGATCCAATTGTTCGCCATGTTATTGGCTCCTTACTTGTGGAGGATTGTTGGTAGATGTCAGGATCACGCCGAGCCCTTGCTCATCACGCCGCACAGCCACTCGGCCTGGTCGCAGCCGAAGTCGTGGTAGCCGCGGAACTCGACGCCGAGCCGGTCGAACGATGCTTCAGCGCTCTCGACGATCGGTTGAGCGACGCCGTTGAGGAACGAGACGACCATCGCCGGGAGAACCGACGGGCTGCGCAGCATGTACCAGGCCGTGGTCGAGTAGCCCGTGATCGTGCTGTCGCTGAGTTGATGAACCTTGACCGGGCGGAACTTGCCCGAGTAGATGTTCACCTTGGAGGTTTCGGCCGCTGCGATCGGGGCGTAGATTTGCAGAGCGACGGCTTCCAGTTCCGGCGGAACCAGCAGAATCGTCGGGGTGCCACCGATCCGCTTTCCGGTTTTCGCCGGCGGAACGGCTGCCGACTTCAGTTTGTCGAACGCGGTCAAGCCGAGTTGCAGGCCGACGTAATCGGTCAGCAGGTTCGTCGTCGCACCGCTGATGTAGTTCGCGCGAGCAGCCGTGAAGAAGCTGCTGTTGTCCATGAACGCGGCCCAGAACACGCTGTTGAACTTCGTCGCGGCACCGCGGCCCAGTCGCGTGCGAAGGTCATCGAGCGCGCCCATGTCGTCGTTGATGATGTCCGTCCGCGTGAGGGCGAACATTTTGCCGTAGGTGTCCGCCTTCCGAGTGAACGTCTCTTCGCCGAGCTGCCCGTGGGGGAACGTCGCGTTCGGCGGCATTTCCTCGTAGGTGAAGTTGTCCAACATGCGGTAGCTGGTCACGGTCTTGAAGTCAGTGACGTTCTTGACCGCGGAGATTTCCCGCCATGCCTGATCCTCTTCCATGAACCCCTGCAACAGTTCCTTGTTGGCGACGTTGCTGAGAATGTTCGGAAGGCTGAGCGTACTGGCGGCCGACGCCCGCAAGTCGGTGGGTAATGCGTAGGAAATCACTTCCCGGAGATTGCCCGTGTTGATCCGCTGTCCGGGGCGGCAGAGGTAGCCGTTCTCGGCGGCGGCTTGGAGAAACAACTCCTGGAGCCCCATGCGTCCGCGGTAGGCCGAGTGTGCGGCCTGGAGCACTTGGTCGCCGAACTGCTTCTCGTAGTCCTTGATGCCCAACGACTGGCACATCGCAGCTTCCAAGACGCTGCTGTCCGGCTTGCGATCCGTGCGAGCGTGAATGAACGGGCCAGCCGCCATCTGGGCCTTCAGGACTTCCACCTCGGCCTTGTCGGTCGACCAGTTCTCTTCGATGGCCTTGGCTTGCAGGTCGGGATGATCCTTGCAGATCGTGCTGAGTCGCCCGATCCGCTTGACTTCAGCGGCCATGTTAGCCCGCAAGTCGGCAACCGACTTGTCGGCGTCGATGTCAGCGGCGGCCTTCAGGTCGTCCTTGATCGTGGCCTTCTTCTCGGGCTTCTGTTCGGCGTCGAACATTGCCTGAAGGCTGGCAGTCTGAGTTGCGTCGAGGCCGTCGGCCGCGAATCCCTTGGCTTGGAGCCAGGTGGCGAATTCCATGTTGGGTTCCTTTGCGTGAAAGAGTTCCGCCGCGATGGAGACGGAGGACTCGGTGTCACCCGGCAACGCGACAAAAGAGATTTCGTAGATGCTGCTCTTGCGAGCGACGGTAAGAGGGCCGGTAAACGTGCGGCCGTTGACGGTCACGACCTGACCGGGCCGGACGTATTCACACTTCAGCAGCTTCGCCCCGATCGACAGCGCCCACGGGAAGCCGTTCTTGCTGGACGCAACGACTTGCGTTGACGCCTCACTTTCGCCGGACACAATGCCGTTGACCGCGATGCTGGTGGCGGTCAATTGGATGGCTTCGCTATGACCGACCACGCGGCGGCTATCGTGGTCTTGGAGGATGGGACGCTTGCCGGGAAACAGCGATACGCCGGACAGGTCGACCACGCCGGGGCCGTTGAACGCTTTGGCGTGAATCACGCCGCCGCTGTAGGCAACGCCCGTGAACGTCGCAGGCGAACCATCGCTGTGCGCAGCCTCCAACGTCACCCCGGCGGCTTCGGCGATACGAAGGTCACTCGGCGTCGCTGTCGCTTGCAACAGGCTGCTTATCCGCTTGGGAATTCGCATTGCCGGCTCCTTGGGGTTGTGGTTGCTGTTGCTCGGGACCGAGCAGAGAATTGGCAAGACGCTTCCGATATTCGGGGACCGTCATGCCGAGGGCTTCGGCTTGCGATTCCATCTCGACTTCCCAATCGCGGCCTTGCTGTGCCCATACGCGCGGGATGGTCGTCTGGAACGTCTTCAGGCACGTCTCAGTAGCGAGTGCTGCCTTTTGCGGGTCGATGTCGTCCAGCTCGTCCCAATACCATCCGATGGCCCATTGGTTGATAGGCGGCAGACCGTCGACCGGGAGATAACCGGGAATGACCATTGCCCACTGCGCCCAGGCCAGCATCGTGCGGTTGAGGCACTCCGCCTCCCACTCGCTCTGGTCGATGGCTGCCAGACGTGCATAGCCGAGCCGGTCGAGTTTGCCTGAGGCAAAGTTGAATTCGCTGCTGTCGTGCGCGCCGACGTTGAATGGCATACACATTGCCGCAAACGCTTCAGCCAGAATCTCCCGCTTGAACTCGCCGTAGGTGGTCGTAGGCTGTTCGGCCTTGACTTGCCCGAGCGAGTAGCCGTCGGGGAGCACGGTTACGAGTCGCTGAGACAGCTCGAACGTGTCCATCGGCTCGGGAGCCGCAACGGATGTCTCGGTCCCATTGACGTTGTAGCCAGCGTCGACGGGCTGATTCGTCTGAATCACCGCGGCGAAGTCCGCGGCTGTCTCGGCGGCTGCCAACACGGCCAGCGTGTAGCGGCGGAGTTGAGAGAACAGACGCAGCGCCGGCGTCAAATCCGGGATGCCGCGATGTTGTTCAGGCCGATCCTGTCGGAACATATGCACGATTCGCCCGGCGTCGACCCACTGGCCATTGAGCCCGTAGGCACCGAAAGAGCCGATGTCGCCCGGGTGATAGTCCAGGACGTGGTAGGCGATGGGAACGTCGTTGCCGTCGATCCGCACGCCGTCAATGTTGTTGGCGTCGAGCTTCGGGTACGGATCGGTGATTCGGTCGCACTCGATGGGCCGGAAGTCCAGTTGCACCGGCGTTTGCAGACGGTCATTGAACGTGAACAGGGCGAACGTTTCGCCGTCGACCGTGCGAGACTTCCGCATGGTGCGGAGTTTCTTCGCGAAGCCGATCGCGGCCGCCCAGCGAGTGAACTCGCGTTCGATGGCCTTGTCAGCATCACGGTCGCCCGTGCGAAGTTGCAGCCGAGGCCCCGTGCCGATCACGTCGGCGGCCACGGTATCGACCATCGAGCGGCAATAGCTGTTGTTCGCCACCTCGTAGCGACTTCGCTCGCGTAGCTTTTTGCGGACCTCCAAGCTGTTGGCCGCGTCCGCCGAGTAGCTGTCCGTGTTGCTCCACTGCCGCATGTTCTCCGTCACGGTCTGTGCGGAGTCGTAGCGGGCCAACAGATTGCGATAGTGCCGGCGCTGTGCTTGCGGCTGCACGATAGGCGTGCCGAATTGGTCCAGGATGGCCATTAGACGGTGCCTCCCGGAACGATCTTGGCGATACGGATTGGCAGTCCCTTACGTGCAACGGCGGCCTTGCGGGTGGCATACTGGTCGGCGGCAATCAGATCGGGGATCGGGTGGGACTCCACGGTGTTGCCGTCGATCGTCACCCGGGCCGGACCTTTTGCCGCCTTCTCGATTGCGTCGCTGATAGATTCAGTCGCCATAGCGTTTCTCCAATGGCGGGTAACGGAGTCGCACCGTTCCGGCAGGACTTATGAGGCCCCGCTGAGCACTGGCCCACCCGCGTTAATCGGAGGGGTCGCACCTCCGAACGTCCGAAGACGTGTAGGCGTCCTCGATTGGCCTCCGTGTCATTTCAGGCACGTCCGCCGATGCCACGGCGGATCGATTTAGGCCAAGCGGCTGAAGGCATCTATTGCCACAAACCCGATCCATGCGAGCGCAACAAAAAAGGCCACGCGAGTATGCGACCTCGCATGGCCTTGGATTACGCTGGTTTCGGCCGGGCTAATTACTCCCCGCCGTCGCCTCGATCAGGTTTGATTGTCAGACTACGACATAGAGGGAATCTCAATCAAGGGGGATTACGGGTTGCCGGCTATATGTAGCCGTTTATCGCGTTTTCTTTCCGACACGCATCAAACGCTCTTGGGTAACAAGCACTCTTGCGCCGCAATGTCTACACTGCCTGTGTCGCTCGATTATGGTTCCGAGCGGTGCCGTCTTGTAGACCCGCAAATCCCGGCACCCACACCGCGGGCAGGCGATACCTTCCGTTTTCTCTGCCATTAGCCGGCCCGTTTCTTTGCCTGGAGTTCCGAGAGCTTGATGCGGCCGGTTCGTTGGGTAACGACTTCAGTCTTCGACTCGGATGTCTTGAGCGTCACGCCCTGAATTGACGCGGCCACTGCACAGCCGGCCAAACAATCGAGCCAGTGGTTGTCAAAGTGCTCCGGTCGCCATTTCCATTCGTCGACCGTGCGACCACGGCCCTCTGTGCGCACGCGGTATTCAGCGGTTACGTGTTCGGAAAGAAGACGGTGAACCTCCGGCTTGGCACCGAACAAAGAGAGACATCCGGTATCTCCCATCGCCACGGCCAGGCGAGCATGGACAAACGATTTCCAATAGTTGGTGTCATAAACGACATGCCGAACTTGCCGCTTGCCCTGGACGTTGGGCATTCTCCAATTGTGGCCTACCCGGTCGCCCTTCTTCCGCTTGTAATCAGCGAACGGCAAGCTGCTTGCACCGACATATTTCCCGTGGCTCGGCATGACCACGGCCGCGTGCGGGCTCTGCCGGCAGAACTGGTACACCGTGTCGGTCGATTCGCCCCAGTTGGCATCGACTAAGCATCGGTCGATTCGTAGATGAGCACCGTCTTCGCGGGTGAACTCGCGGGAGAGATAGCCGCCGGTCAGTTTCTCAAGTCCGGCATAGATCGCACCCTCAAGGCCAGTCCCAGGCGCGGCAAGTTTGATCGTTCGCTTGGCATCCCGCAATGTGAAGTAGTCGCGGCCCTGGTCGGGATACGTGCCGTAGTCGATGACATAGCCCGTGAAATCGTCTTCCCATGCGGCCACGAGGAAGTAGAGCACCGTCCCATGTACGTCGACAAACATGGTCACGCGGTTACACCCGATGGGAATCTCGGCACGTCGCAAGCGGTTAATCTTCGAGGCGACTTGCTCGGCAGTCAATTCTTCGAGGTCGGTCAACTCTTCCGGCAGCGGCTCGTTCTGGTACTCCGCAAAGAACGACCGCTCGTCCTGTAGCTTCAGATTCATCGCGTTCTGGACGGCCGACAACTCATCGTGATTGAATCGGGCGGGCCAGGCGATGACGGCGCCGGCGTCCATCTCGTCACGATGCTCGGCATAGAACGCCGTGGCTGGGGCCAAACCGTGGCCCTCGCGTAGACCGTCAGCTCGAATCTCGGCATACTCTTTCCACAGCTTCTCGTTGGTGGGGAAGGTGTAGACCATCTTACTCCGCTGGCCCTGCCACTGCGGATGCTTGTCGTGGTCGAGGATGCTGTCGGCCATGTCGCCTGGACGAATCACCGTGCAAGGCATGATGCCAGCGATCTTCTTTCCGGGGCCGGCCAGCCCCAACACGGCACCGGAGAGCACACGTTCCCGCGTGGCACATTGGGACAGACTGCGGGCCGATTCGTCTGTCTGCGGATCGTCCAGGACAACCAGCGACGGGCGGACGGATCGCCCGTCGTGCGTCTTGAATTTCATGCCGCGGATTCGTCCGGTGATTCCAGCAACCTTGATGATCGCGGCCGATGCCGGGGAATCCTTGATCGTTGGCAGCACAATTTCCTTCGCCGTCCATCCGATATGTGTCCGCTGGCCCTTGTGCAACTGGCCGTTGCAGCGGTTGGCGATGCCCTCCAATTGCTGGATCGGGTAGCAGACTTCGGGGAAGTCCTCGGCTAGCACCTCGTTGCCGTCCAGCTCCATCTTGATCGAATCCAGCATGTCGGCCGCATGGCCTTCATCGGAGCCGATCAGGCAGACGAACAGCCGGTGGCCGTAGAGCACGGCCCAGAGACAGGCAATCTCGGCGAGCGTCGACTTGCCAGAGCCGCGCGGCATGGCCATAGCGAACAGTCCGCCGTGAAGAACGGCGGATTCGATGGTCGCGATTACCTTCAGGTGATCGTCGGACCACGCGAGCGTGAACGTGTGAGCGAAGTAGGATTCGCAGAAGAATCGGAAGTCCTCGCGTGCACGGTCCTTGCGGGCCTGGTCGACCACCGGGGGCAGGTCGCCGATGTCGCGGCCAGAAATCGATACGGATGCCTCACGCTCCCGGGAGGCTTCACGCTTCCTGTCGTAGGGTTTGTCAACGATCGTGCTCACCGGAAAGAAAGTAAGTTACCAATTGTGAC